TACTCCCCCAAGATTTAAAAGTCTTTTAAATTTTCAAAGCTCAAAAATTGCGATTTTTTAGTTGTTTTTTCGTTTTTAAAGTTCGTAAAATAATCATTTTGCGAACTTTGCGGGTTTTTATGGGTTAAAGGCTGTTTTTTATGGGTTTTGGCTCTTAATTTTTGCAGTTATGAGGTTAAAAAAGATCGAAAAATCGAGAAAAATTTAAGCTTTTATGGTTTAGTTTAGGCTTGTGGTTTTGATTTTCAGCCACAAGGTTTTGCTTTTTGCTCTAATTTTGGGTTTATTCCCCCCTTATTATGTGACCCCTTTTGGCCTTGAAGTCTTCAAATTTTATCTTTAATACCCCCTTTTTTAATGAACTTTTTGAATTGCTCGATTTTTCTTGAAAAAATGAACTTTTGAAATTACTGTCCTTCAAGCTAAAAAATGCCAAAAATAAATGATTTTTTGACGATGATTGAGCTTGATTTAAGGTTTAGATGCCTTTATTTTGCTATTAAACAAACTATTTTAATTGTCCAAGTATCTTAATACTTGGCTTTTAAAAATCTTTTGTCTCAGAAGATTTTAGAGAGGGAGCAGTTTTTGAACTTTTTCTAGTCTTTTTTCAGCAATTTCACAAAATTCTTTTGAAATATCAATTCCTATATAGTTTCTTCCTAATCTTTTGGCAACTACACAAGTTGTTCCACTACCGCAAAATGGGTCTAAAACTATTCCGTCTTTAGGACAACCTGCTAAAATCATTGGTTCTACAAGTTTTTCTGGAAATATTGCGAAGTGTTTTCCTCGTGCTTCTGGAGGAGAAGGTTGGGTAGAAATTGACCATAAATCTCCAGGATTTTTCCCTAAAGGATGGAATGCTCCCTCTTGATTTGGTTGAGGTGGTCGTCTTTGGCCGTGTATTGTTGGATCACCAGAAGGATGATAGGGCTTTTCTTCTTTATATCTTTCAATTTCTTCCTTTGTAGCCTTAAATTGTGGACATTGTTTTGACTTTTTTTCGGCATCTCGGACACGATAATTGAAACTTAATGTTTTATTTTCTAATGTTTTTGGGGGAACTCTTACCGCATCCAAATTAAAATAGTATTTCTTTCTTTTTACAAGCATAAAAACTGGCTCATAAGTGTTGGTAAATCTATCTTTAACAGAAGAAGGCATATGGTTAGGTTTATGCCAAATTATCACATTGCGTAAAATCCAACTCTGTTCGTCAATCATTCGTAAAATTAAGCGCCAATTTTGTAATGCTAAACATTTAGCCTTTAATTTGGCTGTAGGAGGTTTTTCTTTTGAATATCTTGGGTCTATACCAGCTGGTTTTTGAAACCCAGTCTCACTTGGTTTTTTAGCACCATATCCTTGTAATGACCCACCGTAACAATCTCCGTGATTCCAAAATAAAATCCCCGTAGGCTTTAAAATTCTTTTAAGTTCGGCAGTAATTCTTAAAAGTTTTTCGAGATATTCTTCAAGTGAGGGTTCTAAGCCGATTTGCCCTTTAACGCCATAGTCTCTAAGTGACCAATATGGATGAGATGTAATTATACAATCTATACTTTCGTCGGGTATTTCCTTCAAAACTTTTAAAGTATCTCCGCATATAATTCTATTTTTAAACTCTTCAATACTTTTCATTTCAAATGAAATTTTAACTTAGAAAGATTGACAATTTCGAAAAACAAGATTATAATTTGAGGGAAGATGGCAGAAGTTAGCCAAATAGAACAAGCAATTAAAAACTTAATAAAGTTAGTTTTTGGAATAGATGTAAGTTTAACTTCAAAGCAAACTTTAAAAGGCCTAGAAGTTGTTATAGATTGCGCTAAAGAGCAAAAGGGGAAAATATTAGGGAAAAGAGGAAGAACTATGAAAACCCTTCGAAGAATCATAAAAATTATGGGCAAATATCAGTATGATGCTAATGTTTTGGTTGTCCTAAAACCAGATAACAAGTCTTAATTTTTAGATTTTCTCTAAATGGCCAAAGCTTATCAAAACATTAGACAACTTTTTAGTGATTCTAAACTGGAAAAGTTTATTGAGACTATTGGAGAAGATAGGCTCATTGAATTTTTTCAAATCGAAGAAATTATTGCAAGAGAAAAAAATAAGGAAGACAAGAAAAAACTTATTCCCGAATGGTTTGATGAAAAGTTCCAAGAAGTTTTTGGCTATAACCCTCAGAGAAGTATAGGAATAGCGAGAATGTTAGCAACTAATCTTGGTAAGTTTTTGCAAAGAAATCCTGAATATGTAACGACAAAAATGTATAATGCTCTTTCAGAACTTAAAAGTTTCTATTGGGTTGTTAGACATTATCAGATTGACACTAAAACTGGAGCTATTGTGCCAACTCAGAGAAGACTTAGAGATTTGCAATCAATCCAAACTATTAGAGGTTTAGACCTCTTAAAGAGGGCAGAAGAAAAAATTGCTTATATGTTGGACCTAATAACTCCTCAATACCTAAAAAAACTTGCCAAAGAACACCCAGCAACATTCTTTACCTCCCTAAAAACAATGTCTTCGCTGTATCATATTCTTTCCATTGATTACAAGCCTGATGAAGAAATGATAAAAAGTTTGAAGATTGTGGAACAAGACCAAAATAACCCCGAAAGAAAGAAAGAGTTTTTATTAAAATATGTCAGAAGGAGTAATGTTAAATAGGTCGCAATTAATTTTTTTTATAAATGCCAAAATTACCATTTAAAAAAATTGGCACTTTATTTAGGAAAGGCTTAAGAAGATTTGGAAGAACATTAACACCTGAAGAAGCAACAAAACATTTGCTAGAGGGCAAATTTATAGGTATTGAAAGTAAAAAAGGAGTTAAATTAGGTTTTAGAGCACCATATAAAGGAGTGCATTATTATGAAATTTTGACAAGTGGAGGTGGGGAAAAAGGGCTTCCTTATAGGAAAATTATGGATTGGGCAGACCCATTGTTTCAAGAAAAACGAAAGTTTAAGGTTTTTGATACTGAGGAAGATTTTATTAAGTGGCTTAACAAAAGATCTTTGAAATCAAAGATAAGAGAGAAAATAAGAAGGTCAACTTTCTAAATAAACGAACCTAAAAAAAATTACAGAAATATTTTTGCTAAAGTATGTTAGAAGGAGTAACGTCAAATGGGAAGATATAAGCAAAGGAAAAGCAAATAATTAATGAACCTCGAAAAACTTCAGGAATTTCTCAAATCAGATGAGTATCAAAAATACATAGACACAAGATTTGAACTTTTGAAAACTGCTGAACTTTCTTATGAAGCAAGAGTTTATCTTTACAGGGAATTTCAGAAAAACATCTATAAATGGATAGAAATTTGTGGTTGGGTTTATGAACCAAGAAACATTCAGGAACCAGATATTATTTTTGTTCCTTTCGACTATCAAGCAGACCTGATTTACAGGCTCGAAAAAACATTTTATGATGGCGATGTTCTCTACATTGAAAAATCAAGGGATATGGGAGTTACTTGGACTATCGTTCATTGGTTAGTTTATCATTGGCTTTTTACTGATAAATTTTCAGCATTAATAGGTTCGAGAAAGGAAGCAGAAGTTGATAACAAAGCAATTTCAAGCATTTTTGGGAAGATAAGATATCTTATTTACGCTCAACCGAGATGGCTTTTCCCTAAAAACTTTAAGAAAAAGTTTCACGACAATCATATGAAGTTAATCAACCCCGAAAATGGGAGCGTATTATATGGAGAAAGTGCTAATCCTAACTTTGGGCGAGGTCATAGAACTTCAGTAGTCATAATGGATGAATTAGCCTATTGGCCATATTTGGAAGAAAGTTTGAGAAGTTGCCAAGACACATCAAAAGTTAAGATTTATATCTCAACTCCAACAGAAAATCAGTTCCTCAAAAGATTTGTTGATAATTTGAGGGAACAAAACAAAGTTTTGACCCTACACTGGAAACAGCATCCGTTTAAGGATGAAGAATGGTATAGAAAGGAATTTGAGTTAAGAAAAGAAGACCCATTATCATTTTTAGCAGAATTAGAACTTTCTTACGATGTAGACCCAAAATTAAGATATTATCCAGAAGCCTATGAATGTCAAGTAGAACCAATAGAATTTGACCCTAAATTGCCACTTTATGCTTCAGCAGACTTTGCTGGTTTTCAGGACTACACTGCTTTATGCTGGTACCAATATGACCCACTGAAAAACGAAATTAGAAACCTTACTGCTATTGCAGCCCACGGAAGATTGATGCCAAACAAACTTCTTATAGATTGGTGGCTCCCATTTTTAAATCCAGAAATTCCCTATGATAAGATGTGGTATAATGAGTATGAAAGAGAATTTTTGGAAAAAGTGAGAAGTTGGGGTAAGCCTAAAATAGTTTTTGGAGAACCAGCGCATAGGCAAGTTTCACAAGTAGCAGGATACTCATTTGAAACAATATTAAGAAAAAATGGCATTAACTTCCTCATAGTTAACATAGGAACTTCACACGAAATTAGAAAGCGAGCAGTTCAAAAGTATTTAAAGATTACAAAGTTCAATGCTAATGATAGCGGTTCTTTAAGACTTTTAGATGCTCTCAAGTCAGCAAAAATTTCAGAAAGGACTTTAAAGGGCACAACTGATGGGAAAATAGTTCCATTACATATATCTCCTGAAGCAGATTTAAGGTCAGCGCACGAAATGTTTTGTTTGGGTTTCGATGTATTTTTCAAGGGCAATACATTGGGAGGCCCTAAGGTTACAACTTATGCTAAGCGCTATTAGATATTTAGTTTCAAGAGTTCAACAATTAGACGGGAAAATTGGTGCTTCTTGGTATCCTGAAAACAAACAATTGACTTTTTACAGAAATAATGTGATAATTGGAACATACACATTTGAAAGTTCTGAAGAAGTTTTTCAAAAACTTCCAATTATTATCGATGAAATTAAAAGAAGGCTTATTGTTATAAAAGCTCCTTCATTGGCATACCATTTGGAAAAAACTTGGCAAAGAACAAGGTTTAAGCCAGGATTTAAACACGGAATTGAAATAAATGGCAAATAACAACGAAAAAATTGTTTTAGAAAAAATAAAACATTTTACAGACGATGAAATTGAGGTTATTGCTGAAATTTATGACAAGTATTATCGCTGGAGGAACATTCATTATGCTACCTTCGATGAATTTGGAGGTAAAACTCTAAAAGAATATATTTCAGAGGCAAGAGATAAATTTTACGGCAAAATTCCTATTTCTACTGCTTACGAACTTGCAGGAAGAAAACTTTACTTTTCTCAAGAATATAGAGTTGCCGTAGAAAGAGTTGTAACCTTTATTGTCAATCTCGCTCTTAACCCTCAATTTTATGGCATTGAGGGCTTTGATGTTCAGTTAAGTTCCTTACTGAATGGACTTTATAAATTTTTATATCGTGCTACCAAAGATAAAATTAGAAACTTTTTACAATTTTGGCAAGCAGTTGTAGATGGAACTGTGGTTGTTTATGTTGATGCTCAATACAAAACAAGAAAGTTTAAAGATATAACTTATTTTGACCCTCAAACTTATGAAATCAAGTATGAAGAGAAAGAAGAAAAGTATTTTGACAAAGAGGAAAGAATTATCAATTTAGATGACTTTTTCTTCCCTAAGGTTTATGAACCTGATATTCAAAAACAGGAAGAAGTTTTGGAAAGAGTATATATGAAATGGACCGAGTTTAAAAGAAAGTTTGGACAATATCCGAACGCTCAATATGTTTATCCTGGTATTAGACTTTCTCCTGATAGTTTGATAGCGAAACTGATGGATAAAACAATGCTAATGCAGGATAAGGTTGAAATTCTTAAATACTACAATCGATCTAAAGATGAGTTCGTCGTAATAGCTAATGGTATTTGGATTAATCCAGTTAAAGAAGGTAAAAAATTAGTTAAATCTCCTTTACCTTGGAACCATAAAGAACTTCCTTTTGCTTACACAGTTTATAAGCCAATTTCAAACAACTTTTTCTATGGCGCTTCTATTGTTCATCAAATCAAATCTCCAGTTGAAGCAATCGAAAACTTAATTGAGATGTCTTTAGAAAGAATATGGAAGGCCATTAACCCTCCAATTGTAACTGCTGACCCAACAGTTCCTGAAAGTAACTTTTCATTGGAAGGAGGGAAAATTTATAGCTTTCCTATGGCTGATACCTTTAGAGAAATTCAAATGAACCCCTTGGACCCAAGTGTATGGAATATGAATGTTTTCTTACAAGGTTCATTAGAAAAAATTACAACTCCATTAACTCCTCCTGCTACTCCTACAAGACAGCCAAAATCAGCAGCAGAAAACCTTTTAAGGCAACAAGCAATCCAACAATCATTCTCCCTTCCTAAAATCTTCTATCAAGACTTATTAGAACAAAAGGCAAGACTTCAAATCAAAAATCTTCTTCAATTTATGACTTCTATTGATATGCAAAAAGTTGTTGGAGAAAGAAAGTTTAAAAACATTATTAGGGTTAACGAGGTTCCGTCTCCAACTGGTATAACTAATCTTGAAATAAGGGTGGCTGAAAACGAAGAGGTCCTTGCTACTTCTGAAATGTTGAGACAAGAAAAACTTTTAAGGGCTATTAGCAATAAAGAAAATATTGAAATTATTGAAGTTTCTGCTGAAATGTTAAGAAATCTTGATTTTGACATTGCTATTAAGTTTGATTTAGAACAAACTCCACAAGTTCAAAAGGCTTTGTTTATGGAATTCGCCCAATTATTACTTCAAATGTTTCCAGATATAATTGATAGAAGAAAAGCCGCTGTTAGATTATTTGAAATTTGGAATGAAAGCCCAGGTGATTGGCTTATAGATGGAGTTTTTGAATATCTTTTGGGAGGAGTTCCAATCCAATCTCAATTAACCCAAGGAGGAGTTCAACCATTTACTGAAATGTTAACAAGAGCAGGAGGAGAAAGCGTAGCACAAGGAGTTAGAGGAGGAAGGCCTGGTTATGGTTCAAGAAAACGAAAAACAACTTTCGCTGATTTAACTGACTTATTAAATGTGGCTGAAACAATTTAAAAAATTTCTTATCAGACTACTTATTGATAAAGAAATTGAGAAGGAATTAATCGATAAAAGGATTTCTACATATTTTGATGATGAGGGTATGAAGTTTGATGCCAAAGAAACCGAAGAATTATGGAGAAGGATAGCTCAGAGAGAACCTTTATTGGTTAAGTGGATAACTTCAAGGCAAAATTTCTTACTTAAACAATCTTGGCTCGATGATAAACATACTTCAGAACTTCGTGCTATTGTGACCGAGTGGGAAATTATAAAAAAGCTTATTGAAAAAACTCCAGAAAGTAAGCAGTTTGTTACAAAGGAAAAGGAAACAATTCCTGATGTTTCGCAAATCAAGAAGGAGCTCAAAAAGATGGTCGTCCTTAATCAACAAAATCAAAATGGCTAAAAAAAGAAAAACTTCCAAAGAAAAACAGAAAAAAATAAGCAAGGAAATACAGACTTTATTAAGGGAATACAAAGAAACAGGGAAGATGACAACTAGCAGAGCAGAATATAAGCCCAGAAGCTTGGAACACGCACAAAAAATAGCCGCTGCAATTGCTTATGGTAAATATGGAGTAGGTAAAGCGGGTCGCAAGAAAAAGAAAAAGAAATAATGGTGATAGATACAAGCTTTTTAGGTCGTTTTTTGCGAGGAGTAAGTCCTAAAATGGTTAAGCTTTCTTATAAAAGGCCTAAAATGCCCAAGGCTTCTACTCCTAAAATCCCCGCCTTAAAGGTTCCTCATTATCCTAAACACGTGAGTAAGTTAGTTGTTAAAGTTCCTAAAATTAAAGTTCCTAAAGTCAAAATTCCTACGTTAAAACCAATTAGAGTTAGAAGTCGAAGAAGATAGAATTATTGACAAGGATAAAAAGGTCGTTTATAATGATTACGAATAATTTCCCCCGTGAAGCCAGCGGGGTAAAATAAATGGGCTTTTCTAAAATGGACGAATTACAAGAACTTTTAGACAAACAAAAATCTTTAGAAGAAGAGATAAAAGAATTGGAACTAAAGAAACAATCTTTATCTAAAGAAGTTTCAGATTATGAAGAACAAAAGAAAGGTTTAGAAGATGCAATTTCTGCTTTGAAATTTAAACTTAATGAGACAAGGGAGAAAATAAAAGAACTTAGAGAGCAAGACCAAAGCAAATTTGATGCCTATAAAATGGCAAAAGTTGGTGAAGTAATTGGAAAGTTATCAAATACCCTCACTGCTTTAACCAATGAGGATATTAAAAAACAAGTTCTCGAGGTTTGGCAGCAAAAATACGCTACTGATACCTTAGATGAAGGAGAATTAGAAAATCAATTACTTCTTGCTTATATGTCTCTTAAACCACAGGAATTAAAGGAACTTTTGAACGTAAAGAAAACAGCAGAGGCTGCTAAACAAGAATTTATTCAAAAATCTCAAAATCTTTCCTCTGAAACTACAGAAGAAGTTGAACCTTCAGAAATTACTCAAGAAGATAGAATAAAAGCAGCACAATTGGGTGTTAGTCCTGAAACTATAGCAAGATTGAGAAAGGGAGAACAAAAATCAACTCTCTTAAAAGGTAACGAACCTATTTTGGAATACTAAATTTGGTCGTTATTCTCTAAAATCTAAAAATGGCTCTTAAACTCGATAGAGGTCCATATTCTTTAATTTTGGAAAAAGAATTCTTACTTGCTGATTCAACAACCTATTATGTTAACCAAGCAGTAGTTTTTGGTGCTGGTGGTGTTGTAGTTCCTGCTTCTGCTGGCGCTACAAACATCTTAGGAGTTATTGTCGGTTTTACTGGTAAAGACGGAAAAGTGGTTGGTCAAGGCGTTGGGGATAGCGTTACTACTCCAGCAGACAATACAACTACTAAAACATATTGGGCAAAAGTAGCAATGTTAAATGGAGATGTTACTTTAGAAGCAGATTTTACTGGCTCAATCGCAACACACAATGTAGGTGACTCTTATTCTCTTGCCGCAGGTGGAAGAGCAGTAGATGCTTCTACAAGAGTTGCTCCAGGTGGTGCTGGTTATCCCAAAGAAGTTGTTTTAGTTGAAAAAGTTTCTGACACAGTTGGTAAGGTTAAAATTCGTTCAAGACTCTTCTAAAATTTTTAGGTCTTAATTAACTTATAATTCTCAATCGATGGCTAATCCTATAACTACTTCCTACATTGATTCTTTTCTTGAAGGAGTAAGAGCAAAGTTCTTTGAAGTTTATTCTCAGGGAGATGAGCAATTGAGGCTTTTTGATGCCGTTTCTTTATTTGATGCGATGACAAATGTTGCTCCCTTAGTTAGAAGAATTAATGCTGCTGGAAGACAAAAACTTGAAACAACTTACACAACTGGTTTAGTAGGTTACTTAGAACCAAGAGCAGAAGGACAACCATTTCCAATGTCTGAATATCTCAAAGGAATAATAACAGAAGTTCAACCATATCAGTTTGCTCGTTCAATTAGAGTAACCAGAGAAAGTTATGAAAGAAGAAGCCCAGAATATGCCGCAGCATTAGATGAAGCAAAAAAAGTTAGACAAAATGCAGTTTTAACTGCTTCTAAACACATTTTTGATTGGTTCAATTATGTTAGAACTGCTCCAGCAGACTTACCCCCTCAACTCTTCCCTTATGGGGATGGGGTTAAGTTTGCTTCTACTCAACATCCGTTAGTTGGTGGTGGAGTTGGTTCTAACATCCTTGCTACTTCTCCTGCCTTATCAGTTGATGCCTTGGAAAGTGCTATCCTTTTAGCACAGAACACAGTTGATGATACAGGAAAGCCAATGCCTTATATGTCAGGGCAAATTTATCTTGTAGTTCCTCCAGCATTAGTAAGAAGAGCTATGGAGATTGCTGAAACACCCAATACTCCATATACCAACAACTTTGTAGCTAACATCTTTCAAGGAAGATATATTGTAGTTACAAGTCCATATCTTGGTGCTCCTCAAGGTGGCAGCAATACAAGATGGTTCTTGGTTGATGGGGCTAATTCTCCTCTCGTTCACGTAGTTTTCAAAGATATTACCGCAGAAGACTGGTTTGACAATGTAACTAAGACTTATGTTTTTGATGTTCACGGAGAATGGAAGGTTGGAGCATTTAACTGGAGAGGAGTAGTTGTTTCTGAAGGTAATGGTTCAACAATCACAGATTAATAGTTAATTGTGCCCAGCCCCATCTCTTTACGAGGTGGGGCTGGGTAAAATAAGGTCGTGTTTATCATTTATCAAAAAATGAAAGTTAAAAATATTTCAGGAGAAAGAATTATAGAACCATACTTTGGCATTATAATTGAACCTGGAGAAGTTGTTGATTTAGAAGAACCACAACTTTCAAGGGTTCTGGTTTCTTATCCTGGCAAAGTTCAATTAGTTTTGGAAGAAGAGGAAGAGGAAGAAGAACATTCTGAGGAAAAACCTAAGAGGGGAAGGCCTTCCAAAAAACAAGAGGTCGTTTCTGAGGAGGTTTCTGAATAATGACAACTACTATAACTTACCCATCTTCACAAACAATCATAAGAGGGAACAATTTATCTCCTGTAAGTTCTAACGCAGTTTTATTAGATTTATCTCCATCTTCTTCTTCTCCTGCTTTTGATGAGAATGTCAGATTGGCTTATCTTGACGCTTTAAGAAGCAATAGTCAAGGAACCTTGGGGTTTAATCTTACTTATGGCTCTTTAACCCAGATAGTTTTAAGAATTAGTTTTTACAGGCTTAATCAAGCATATCAACAAACTGCTTCAACATTTCAAGGAGGGCAACAAGTATTAAAGCCAATGACTTTAGTTTTGAATAATACAGATATTCCTAACGGTAGATATCAATATGAGTTTCCTATTCCTCCTTGCGATGGTATTAGAATAGAGGTAGCCAGTGTTAGCGGGACTAACACTGGAAGCTCAATAACTGAATTTCATTTAGCCTTAAGAACAAACTAATGGCTTACAATAATCCAACATCTGTAGCAGGTTTCAATTTGATAAGAGGTTCAGCAACTATTAATGCTGGTTTTACTTCTGTTGTTGTGAATTTACCAACTAGTATTTCTTCTTATTCCGTAATTGTTACCCCAACCACTTCTCTTTCTGCTTTATGGTGGGTTTCAAATAAAACTTCATCTTCTTTTACTATAAACATTGCTACTGCTCTTGCTACTAATGCTACCTTTGATTATGTGGTTATTTACTAATGGAAGTTTTAGAAAAAGATTTAATTTCTCTTCAGAATGACCTTGCTTCTATAGTTTCTCAAATAGAACAAAAGAGCAAAGAATTGAGAAATTTAGAACAGAAGATAGAAACCAAAAAGAAGGAATTTGATGAACTAAAGGAATTAAAAACGAAAGATTTAAAAGCAGAAATAGAAACATTAGAGAAGAGAAAGCGAGAATTAGAAGGCCAGCTCCAGAAAATCTCAGAGCAAATTTCAAATAACACACTTTTTCTTTCTCGACTGAGGCAAGAATTAAAAGCCTTAAAACAAGAAAGGGAAGGAGTTTTAAAAGAAGTTGATTTTCTAAAATCTGAGATAGAGTTTTTAAAACGAGAAAAAGAAAAACTTTTAAAAGAGTTGGAAGTTTTAAGGGAAAAGAAAGGGGTTTTAAACAGAGTTGTTTCAGATATTTCAAAAGAAGAGGAAAAATTGGGAAGATTAAAAGTAGAGGTCTATAATCTGAAAAAGGAAAAAGAAATTATCGCAAAAGAACTAGAAAAAGCCAAAACAGAACTTGCTTTTATACAAAAGCAAAAGGAAGAACTTCATAAATTCTCCACTTTGTTGTCGGAAAAAGAGAAGGAATTGAAAATTTTAGAAAATGATTTAAGGGTTATTGCTAGTCGCCTTAACCAAGAATACATTAAAGTTTTTAAGGCAACCCAAATTCCTATTGATAAAAAATGGCTTTTGGAAACATAGGACAAATTCCACCCAACTATTTAGCAAGTTCTGTTTTGACTTCTCAAGAAATTGCTTTTATTCAAAATCTCAATTCTCGTTCTGCTGGGAATGCTAACAATGTTGTGCTTATGAATTCTAATAATGGTGGTTTGCCAGGGCAATATTTAAGAGTTAATTCTGATGGAACTGGACTAGAATGGGCTTCAGGTGGAGGAGGAGCAACAACATTTTTAGACCTTACGGATACTCCATCTTCTTATGCTACCCACGGATTGAAATTAGTTCAGGTTAATTCTTCGGAAAATGCTTTACAATTTACGCCAATTGCCTCTTTATTAACTGCTGGGAGTGGTATATCTATAACTGGAACCACCAATGTCACTATTACTAACACGGGAGTTCTTTCGTTAAATACTGCTACTGGTGCTATAACCTTACAAGGAACTACTAATCAAATAAATGTTTCTACTACTGACTCAACTATAACTTTATCAACTCCTCAAGATATTCATACTGGAGCAACGCCTCAATTTGCTGAGCTAACTCTTTATAAGGCAACATCAGGGATTGTTTTTAGGGTTAGAGATACTTCAAATACTTATAATCTTCTATTTATAGAAAACGATGGAAAATTATATACAACTGGTGGGGTAGTTACCGATAATTTTTATACTTTTTCTGGAGTTTTAACTATTTATGGTAATTTGTTTGTTGGAGGAAGTGGGACCTTTAATACTTCTACTTTAACTATTGGGAATTTGGTTTTATCTGCCTCTGGTTTAACTGCTTCAAGAATCTTTACTTTTCCCGATGCTTCTACAACATTAGTGGGGGTTGATACTCCCCAATCCCTTTCAAACAAAAGAATTTATCCTCGCCAATCAATTCAAACTTCTCCTTCATCAATCACTCCTGACAAGTCTCAATATGATGAGTATTATGTGACTGCTTTAGCAAACGACATTACAATCTACAACGCAACTTCTCCTTCTGTTGGAGATACTTTTGTGATTTATATAACTGACAATGGCACAGCAAGGTCAATATCTTGGGGGAGTCATTATGTTGGAATTGGAAGTTCATTACCAACTTCTACAACTGCTAATAAAACAATGGAAATTATTATTAAGTATGTTGGGTCGTCAAAGGCTCTTGTTAGTTATACAAATCAAGAATCAAGTATAATGGCTTGGCTTATTGGCTGGCAATATAGAAGACCAATTACGATAAATAATTCAAGTAATTCAAATTCTTTGACAGATTATCAAGTTTTGGTAACCCTAGATACTCAAAGCTTAATTTCTGCTGGAAAAATGAAAACTGATTGTGGAGATATAAGGTTTACAGATTCAGATGGTTCAACTTTACTAAATTATTGGATAGAATCTGGTTGCAACACTGCTTCAACAAAAATATGGGTAAAAGTTCCTTCAATTCCAGCAAACTCATCAAAAACAATTTATGTTTATTATGGAAATCCAAGTGCAACAAGTTTAAGTAATGGAGATGCTACTTTTGATTTCTTTGATGATTTCTTAGGAACTTCAGTAGATACAAGTAAATGGATTATAACAGATACAACTGGATGGAGCATTGTTAGTGGAGAATTAAAAGGCACTAATACAACAGGGCGATTAACTTCAATCCCAACTTTTAATCCTGGTATTATTTTAGAAATTAAATCTCGCTACATATCTTTACCTCCTAATGGTTATCAAATAGGTGGCTTCTTTATTTCAACAAGTGATGGTTTTGGTTTCCTTAACCACCCAAGTACAGACTATTATAGAAATGATGCCACTTGGGTTCAATTAGGACCAACATCGCCGTCAGCAACAAACCTTTTAACAAAAATTACTGTAAAATCATCTACTCAAGTTGACTTATCTGTCACAAATTATAATACTGGAGCAAGTTATCAAAGTGTTTCAAATATAGCAAATACGGTTTCTAATGAACCAATTGCTCTAGGAAGAAGATATGACGGATACTACACAGCACAATCTTATGAAGCATACTGGGATTGGATAAGAGTTCGCAAATACACTTCTCCAGAACCAACAACAAGCGTTGGGGCAGAAGAAACTTTGTTAACAAGCGCTCGTCGCAGATTATTACTTTCAACATACTGATGGAGCAGGAACTTATCAAATTATCAATTCAATATGGAGGAGCAACTGCTGTGTTAATTTCGCTATATTTCGTCTTGTCAAAAATATCGGAAATCGTAAAAAATAAGAATGGAGGGGGTTTAATCAAGAAGATAGATGAATTGGAAAATAATCATTTAAAATCCTTAGAAAGTAGGATAGAAAGGCTAGAGGATATTGTAATGGAGTTGTCAGAGAGGGTTAGTAGATTGGAGGCAAAAATTAACGGAAAACAGGTATAATTTTCATAGTTTTTAAAAGGGTTTTTAAAACAATTTAAAGGTCGCAATTAAAAAATTGCCTCTAGAATCTCGCCATTCGCACTATTTTTGTTTGGCAAGTATCTGAATACTTGGTAAGCCAAAATAGTGCCTTACAGGTCAAAATAAAGGGATGTTAAGTAAAATAAAAGAGATGGCTAAAAAAATATTTGGCAGAAAGAAAGAACTTCAGGAAAGAAGGGATAAATTTATCCAAGAATACAGGCAATTAGTAGAAAAATACAACCTGGATTTTGCTGTTAAATTGAGGGTTACAGATTTAGGGATTTTTCCCGAAATTTATATTGTTGAAAGAAAAAATGATAAATCTACCGGAGATACCAATTCACAGCAGACAAACTGACGAAAATGTTGTAATTCCGTTAGGAAAATCCATATATTTTTTTAAGTCTTTTGATGTTGGAACTAACAAGTTAATATTTGCTTTCTATGGAGAAGATAATCAGCCCATAATGATGGTGTCAGATTTTACTCTTTCGGGAGGTATTTTTGCTTATAGTGACGACAGAATAAAACTAACTTCAAGGGCATTATTAACATATAGGGTTATTTCTGGGACCCCAGGAACGCTTTATTATACTTTAGAAGACAGGAAAATAACTTTTCGCTCAACAAGTTCAAGCGACAATTCGACTATTACTGCTTTAATTATTTTCTGAAATGGCTCTAAAATCATTGACTTTGACAAATTTTACAGAAAGAACTGGATGGGATTACGAAATTGTTCCTTCTGGCAATCAAAATCTATACAGGCATTTGAGAGGCATTCCTGTTATAGGTTCTAATAGAAATTTCGAAGGGGGTCAAGTTTCTTTGATGAATTGTAGATATTACCCCACTGAAATTGCAAGCACATTTGTTGATGGAAATACAATATCTCGTTTTGCCTATTCTAAATACAATCCAAATCGTTTATATATAATAACCACAAAAGCAATAGGTTTTGCCATAGAAGATACGGGATTTTTGGGAAGCATAGGTAGTTTTGGTGATTCTGGTAGTAATTATCATATGCTTGATGCTGGTAATAACAGGATTGCTGGTTTTTCAAGAACACAAAATCAAATTTTTTGGAAAAACGAAGATAATTTAAGCGGTCTTCTAAATTTTACTCCTGCGGGAACAATTATCATTAACAATCCTCGTGTTTTTATGTTTTGGAAAAATTATTGGTATATTGCTTCTCCTAACGACAATAGAATACAAGTTTTAGCACCAGATTTTTCAAGCACGGTTGGAACTTTGAATTTGGCAGTTACTGAAGGTGTTTATGCTTTAATCAACCTCAATGATTCTTATTTAGGAATAGTTGTGATAAACAAAAATTCATTTGAGCCACCAAGAAGAATTTATCTATGGGATGGAAATTGGCTAAATATTTATTTTCATAGGTTGCAATTTAATAAGGAGTTAAGAGGGAATGTCCTTTATAACGGAATAACATACTTGTTTTTTGACGATATACAAAATACCGACATATATGCCTTTTCTCCATCGGGACTAAAATTTGTTAGAAGAATTCAAAATCTAAGAGTTACTAGAGATTTGATCGGCGTTGAGAATCATCCTCTTTCTTCTATAAGTGCGGGTCAAAATTTCATTGTTATTCCTACATTTTATTCTTCCGTCAGTTCAAATGCTAAAGGCGTAATTTTATGGTATCCAGAAGACGATTTAATTGTTGAAATTGACCCTAAAAGAAACACAACCAATACTAATGATGTTTCTGCTTATTATGCTTTTGCACTAAAAGACCAATTGCTAATTTTCTATTTGAATGATGCTGGAACCAGAATTATGATGGATATATTAGACGTGAGCAACTATTTATATAGTTTTCGAACTGGAACTTTAAATGAAGATTTTTATGTTGAAACTAATTGGCTTAATTTAAATAACTCAAACTATGTTAAAATACATTCAATAGAGGTTTTTACGGAAAATTTAGCGGGGAGAACTATAACTGCTTCAATAGAATTTATGAGAGAAAAAACAAGAGAAAGAGGCACATTGGACCTTCCTTCAATAACGCAAAGTGGGTATCAAAGGATAGAAAATATAGGTTTAGTAGCTTCAAAGTTTAAACTCAAATTTTCTTATAGAGGTTCCTCTAATCAAGAACCATTTCTTTTCAAAAAGGTCATTATTACCTATGATGACGAAATATGACAGTTGATAAAATCTTAAATAAAATCAATGATTTTTTAGGTTATTCTGGAACTGATACAACGCTAGAACAAAACCAAAAGATTTCTGCTATTAATAGTGCTCTCTCTTTTCTAATAGGAGAATTTGATTTTGAGAATTCAACAAAAACCATAACCCTAGAATTCTCAGAAGACCAACTAGTTTATTCTTTACCTTCAGACTTTGTTTATTTGATTAGTTTGTCTTACGATAACTCATCAGAACCATACATTTCTGAAAATAATAGAAGAGATTGGCTTTTTGAAACACCCGAAACCTTAATAAAGCTTGGCAAGAAACCCGCAGATGCTGTCTTGTATTCTTTAGAAGGAAACAAAATTTACATCTTAACTAAAAATGTTTATCCACCTTTGTCAATTGAGAAATGTGAAAATACAGATGGATTTAGTGTTTTGAATGATGCTGTTAATTTAGGGACAAGCTCCGCTTTCAAGAAAGAAGGGGATAAATCAATCAAGTTCGATATTGATGTTGGTGCTTCTGCTTTAAATAGAGCAAGCGTAAGAAGAACATTTACACCTTCATTGAACTTAAAAACATACGAAAACAAAGGCTCTTTTACCCTATGGCTTTATATTCGTCAAACTACTAACTTAACTTCCATTTCGTTAAATTGGGCTACTGATGCTGCCAATTATTACAAAACAACCGTTACTACTCAAGCAGATGGTTCTCCTTTTGTAGTTGGCTGGAATTTCTTAAAATTTAATTGGAAAGATGCTATAATAGTTGGAAATCCTAATTCAGAGAATATAAGCTATATACAGCTTGATATAGATTACACATCGGCATTTACAAGTTCAAATAATTGGTTCTTAGATGATATAAAGGTGGTAGTCTATGACCCCATAGTTGTAAAATACTATACGAACTTAGTAGTTAGAGATAATTCAGGTAATCTAAAAAGTTTAGTCACAACAAATACAGACGATGTTCTTATCATTCAGAATGAACTTACGCTTTCTTTAATAGCACTTTTAGCAATACAGCATTATAGAGGGGCAAGTGTCGTGGATAAGTCCTATATCAATTCTCTTTATCAGTCTTATTATATGAAGGCCAGAAACTTTTATCCCCCTAAAAGAATATTTACGAGATTTGGTCGGGTTAAGCCTCCTTTGACAAGATAATATGCCCCAACAAACTAATCCACAAAATACAACTGCGCAAATTAATCCTTATGCAATTCCTTCAACAACTTCTGGGATTGTTTCAAGTTTTATGCAACCAGCACAACAACTTGCTGGCGCTTTAGGTATTCAACCACCACAACAAATTCCTCAGGAAATTACCCCCACTGCTATTTTGCAAGATGTTCAAAGATATGCGGAAAGAGCAAGAGAAACCCTAGAAAGAGGAAGGGAAGAAGCGGTAAGATTAGCAAGAGAAAGGGTTGAAGCAGAAAGACCATTTTTCCAACAACTTATTGCTACTATGCATAATGTTGGAGGATTTTCTCAGGAAATGTTAGATAGAATGATGAAACAATGGGAGATAATTACAAAAACAGATGCCGAAATTAAGCTTGCTTATGACCAGGCCATTGCTACTGGAGATTTAGAAACTGCAAGGACATTAATTCAAACAAAGGCGGCTTTATATCAGAGTTTTGTTCAAGAAAGAAATCTTTATATTAATACAATGGCAAATCTTTTAAATACGGTAGCACAAATGAGATTGTTCCCTTATCAAGAACAACAATTCCAAGCAGCTACAATGGTTCAAAGACTTCAAGCAGCTTCTGCTTCAATAGAATTTGCTAGACAAGTATTTGCTCCAAGATTAGGCAAGATTAAATCAGAGGCAGACTTGAGACCTGAAGAGAGAACATTTTTGAGAAGTTTTTCTCAAAACCTATCTAATTTATTAGGAGCAGATGCTAATGTTGTTTACAGACAATTGTTAGGAATTCTTTCACAAAAGCCAAGAGTAGGTCAAGTTTCAACAATTGTTGGAGACCAGGGAACGATGTTTATTGTCTTAGATGAAAATGGTCAGTTAAATACTTGGATAGACCCAAGTCTTACAAAAAGCAGGGTACAAGCAAGTTCAAGAAGAAATCCTTTATTACCAGATATTTTCCCCTCACCAGACTTATCTGCCGCAGGGTCAACAACACCTATAGCTAAATAAAAATATGCCTCAAGAAGAAAAACAAACAACTCCCTCAAAACCAGAGAAAGTTCCTGGAATTATAAAAATTCCTGGTGCTTTTGTAAGTGGTCTTTTACAAGTCCCAGCAGAGGTTGTAGGAGCTGGTTTTCAGTTACTTTCAGATATTAATAGGGCTGGTATCAAAGAATGGGTTGCTGAAAATGTAAAAAGTCTGAAAGATTTATTAATTTTAGGCAAAGCAACAGCTGCTGCATTTACTGGAGATACGCAAACAATAGAAAGTGCCGCTACTTATTTCGAAAAAAGAGCAAAAGAAAAAGAGGAAAAAATGAAAATCGAAACCCAACCAATTGATTTTTCAAAAATTAAAATTACTCCTCCTGTTTCGCCTGAAGTGGCTACTTCTGCTACTACTCCTTCATTTGCTCCTACAAAAGAGGAAATAGCACAACAAGAAGCCATAGAGACAATGCAAAAAGTTCGGGAAAAATTTGATAGCCTTGTTCAAAGGGGATTTTTTAGAGATAATCCCGAACACTATTTTCATCTATTGTCCCCTCTATTACAGGTTATAGAGACAAGTCCTAACAGCAAAATTCCCTCTTGGTTTTTCTTTGCCAATTGGCAGATTAACCACATAGATGAAGCCTTAAATCTTCTTGAGTGGTCTCAATCATATGCTGAAGAACTTCAAAAAATGGGAGTTAATGTAGATGGAGCAGATGTTTTAGATGGTATGCACGCAAAGGCTTTTGATAATATTTACACTTTCTATAGACAAGGTATCTTAGATTTTATATTCCCTGAACTTACTTTGAATAACATTAAAGACCCTAGACAGAGGGCTCTTACCGAAAGCTGGATAGCAAGTGTTTATAGAGGATATAAACTTCTTAAAAAAGAACCACCTCCTGAAATTAAAATTCTCTATCATTCCTTAACTAAAAAGGGTTCTGCAGCAGGAATGTTAGAAGCAGGGATTTATTCTATTTCCTTAGATGTTCAAAGTGCTACTGGAGAACCAGTAGAGATAGAAACTGAGCCAGAGGTTTACACAATTCAAACTCAATTTTTAAGAAAATAAAATGGCTGAAAAAGAAATAACCCTTGACCCTATTAGACAAAGAAAATTGGAAGAGTTTATCAAAAATCAGATTGAAATGACTGGTTTTGACCCAAGCGTGATGGGATATTATGGTATTGAATTATCTCCAGAAGATTTGACTGTTTTAAACCAACTTCAAAAAATCAATCAAGATATTGAGAAATGGAAAAAGACTGGTTGGTTGGCTAAATTATGGCATCACGCTTTGGGAACATTTACCTTTGGTCTTTATTCCAATGATGCTCCTCCCCCTGAAATTGCCGAAAAAGAAGGAGGCTTATTGTATAAGCAACTTAATATTCCCGTAATTAACTCTCTTTACAAATTTTTAATTTCTGATTATGGTCTTTCTCTTGCTGGCTTAGCGGAAGGGTTGGGATTTTTAGCACAAATTCCCTTAGGAGCAAGAATATTAGGCTTTGCTGGCAAAGGGGTAAAAGCATTAGGATTTCTAGAAAGGTTAGGTATTGATAAAGTTATTGAAAGGGAAATTACCAATCCCTTAATTAGAGATGGGTTTTACAAGTGGCTCCATAAAAGTAATGTTAATAAGTTCATTTGGGATAGTTTTAAATTAGGATTAGAAATGGCTCCTTGGGCTGGCTATAGCGCAGTTAGAGAAATGAGATGGGCTGGGGAAAGTCCAACTCTTTCAGATTGGATTGAAGGAACTGCTAGGGCACTGCCATTTACCATTTTCGCCGCTGGACCTGCTATGACTTTAATAGGAAGGGGCATTACAAGAGGATGGAATAGATATCAAGCCTGGAGATTAATGGATAAGAGAGTAGAAACATTGGCAAAAGAGGCAGAAAAAATTTTTGGAACACCTATAGACGATGAAACTGCCAGAAAAGCAATAAGAACAATTGACGAATTTGTTAAAGATGTCAATGAAGGATTACATCTTAGAGGAATTTTAGAGAAAATGAGCGATTTTGACCCTGAGAACATAGGAAAAACCCTTTATAACTTAGGCATTCTAAGACAATCTTTGGATACTTTTATGAAGTCAACTCCAGAAAAAATAGCGTTTTTATACGATGCCCTTGATGCCTTAAAAGATTTTTCTTATTTTCAAAAAGTTAGGGGTATTTTGGGAGACAATTTTGAGAGATTTATGGGTAATGTTAAAGAACTAAAAAGGTTTGTTGAAATGTTGGGAGATGATTTGGGGCTTCAATATTTATTCAAAAATCCTGAAGAATTATTAGCCGTCAAAGATAAAATTCCAGAATTGGCTCCCAAACTTATAAAAGCAATAGAAAGTATAGATGAAACTTTAAGAAGGGAACTTTATGGCGAGTTAATTCCCGAAATAGCAGAAAGAATTTTTGGTAAAGAGGGGCAAGCAATGCCATCTTGGTCTTTTGCTGCTTTAAAAAATTGGCTAGAAGTTATGGGATTTGTTCACGAAACTCCAAAAGATTTTGCTAAAGTTAGTAATGCTACGAGGCAACAATTGGCTTATGAACTTTTTAATAGGCCAGAACTATTAGAAGCCTTAAGTTATGTGGCTACAGAAACAATTGGAGATATTTTGAAAAAAAGAAATGCTATTTTTGATAAACTGACTAAACTTTTTGACGAAGAACTTCTTCCTTTATGGAAACAATTACCAGATGATATAAAAGAAATTTTTAGCGAAAAGGCAAAAATAGAGTTGTTAAAAGGAGAAGAATTAGCTTCAAGAATAAAGTTTAATTTAGATGAGAATTTAAATATCAAAAATGTAGCGGAAGTTGTAAAACAGGCACCCCAAGAAATCGAAAAGACTTTGGGACAAAGAATTTCTAATGTTTTTGATTGGTCTAATATGGAAAATGTTAAAAAGTTTGTTGAGAATGAAATTCGTCCTCGCTATGGAGAAGTACTGGCTCAATGGGAAGAAATACCAGAAAAAACCCAAGAATTTCTTTATAATATCCAAACACTTTTGAGATACGGAGGAATAGAAACTATAAGAGAATGGCTATCAAAACAACCTGCTTTAGATGAGGTTGTTGATTTGGCAAAAAAGATTGATAGAATGTCTGTAGACCCTCTCGGTCAAGATTTATTTGAGTTTTTGGGAAGGCATAGTTTTGTTGGCAAAAAATTAGCCGAAAATAGAGAAAAAAGAATAACAAGTGCAGATAAATTAGGATTATTAAAGGGGGTTCTTGCTTCAGGAATAACAGACGAAGAAAGACTTTTATCCTTTGCTTATAGAGTTTTTGATAGCAGGGAAGCACAAACTCTTTTTGTCAGTCGATATGTTAGTGCTTATATAAACGGGACCCTATCCGAGTTTTTAGACAAACAATATCCGATTATTTACAATTTTTTGAAAAAATCTATCCCTTCTTTGCCTAAAGAATATTCTGTCGACAATTTCATAAATGCCATAAGGGCTCTTCAAGACGATGCTTTAAGAATGAGAATGGAAGCAACAGTAAGAAATGGTGGTATAGACCCATTTGTTTCTAAAAAAGAGTTTTTAGAACAATTTTTCAGGATTAATCAACACGATTTAGTAAGGGCAACAGAAGCAACAAAAGAAGCAATAAGAGAAATAGCCGAAGAAGAGCTAACAAAAGCTTCTAAATCTGAAGTAACTTCGCTGATTAATTTGGAAATTTCTCCAACATTTAAAGTTTTAGAACAATTTTGGGGTAAAAAATCAAAAGAAGTCCATAACAAATTAGTTTCTTATCTTGAAAATATTGAAGCCTTTAAAAACCTATCACGGGTTAATATTACCGAATTATCTCAAATTATGCCTAAAATTTCCAAAAAACTTTCAGATGTTGGTTCTTTCCCTCTGACTTTTAAGGGTAAAATGTTTGATATAGATACTACTAAAACATTCCAAGAAGGCGAAAGGACAATGGTTTATTTAGTAAGCTTAACAGGGGAAAAGGAGACTATACCTGTAACCAAAGAATTTGCTCTATGGCTCAAATATACGGCCAAAACCATCGAAAATATGAAAGGAAGAAGGCCAAGTATAGAAGAAATTATTGAACTTTTAAAAGACCCATTAATTTGGCGAGATTAATAATAACCCTTTAAAACTATGCCACTCCCGCTAGGAGAATTTTTACAAAAAGTCACACAAAAAGTTGCTTCAAAACTAGAAATAAACCCCGAAAAAATCATAGGAGAGAAATTGGCTGCTGTTGATAAAGCTGTAAAAGTAAGAAGTTGGTTTGATTTGATTTTGGGGAGATTTGCTTCTATGGAAATAAGAAATACTTTCCCTGCTTTAAATGTTTATTACAAACTTATTAACGGAGGAGCATTTACTGATTCGTTAATTAAAGCTTTAGACACGGTAGAACAAAGAGCCCTATATTTCGTCCAAAATCCTGAAAAGGCCAAGGAACTCTTCAATAACTTTTGGAGATATGGTGATGCTGCTCTTGTCAAAAGTATGGGACTAACTCATCCATTAGAAGGAGAACCAAAAGAACTTTTAGGAAAATTCTTAAATTCTTTAAAAACTCTTGATGGTTATGGAAAAGATTTTGCAAGAATATGGAAGGAATTTACAGACCATTTAGGAGATGTTTTGGAGCGTATGGAACCTGGTTTTAAAGAAAAATACGAAGACAAAATTATAAACAATCTTTCACGAAATGGAATGTTAGAAGACTGGGTAAATGTTCTTAAGGAGTTAAATAGAATTGTCCCTCATCAAAGAGAATGGAGTTTTTGGAACATTTACTATCCTCACATTTCTATGGAAATCTTTGGAGATATGGTTGAGAGGGGTTATTTAAATAATCTTTACCCTCGTCTTATGAAATATTTCAAGCCCTTTTTTGCTTATCAAAGGATAGGAGGCTTTTATAAACATATTGACGACCCCTTATTCCTTTGGAGAACTATGCTTTTTCAAGCTAATTATTGGCAAACCCTAATAGAAACTGCTGATTCTTTGGCAAAAAGATACGATGTTTTTAATGTTTTCAAAAGGTTTTATGGAGAAAGAGGCACAAGAAAGGAAATCGAAAAGTTTTTACAAAATCCTGAAGTTCATCAATTGGGTTTTGAAAGGCCAATAAGTATTGAATATTTGCCTAAAGAAGTTGCCGATTATATAAGACAAACCTATAAAACTGAATATGTTCAGCTTTGGGACACGAACAGAATTTTAAGATCTAAATTAGGAGACCCAGAAGCTTCAAAAATTGTAGATATCGTTTCAGAGATTTTACCCCCTGATTCAAGGGCATTTTTGAGACAAAGATACTATTTACTTCCTCATAATTTAGCTCAAACTATCAAATTTCTTGAGAACGAAATATATGGTTTTAATCAAGCAAGTTGGGCCAATCCTCTTAAAAAATTCACTCATTGGTGGAAAATCTATGTAACTGTTGGCTTTCCCTTGAGGTTTATGATTAATAACTTCATTGGTGACTTTTTAGGGGGTCTAGTAATGTTTCATCCAGAAGCAATAAAGCAAATGTCAAAAGCACAGAAATTTATGAGTGATTTAATTAGAGGGGAAATAGGGACTTTGGAAGCTTATGGCATCCCAGAAGGTAGATTAGCCGAAAAAGCAGGTATGACAAGAGAAGAATTTAGAGAATTTTTCCTTTCGAAAATTAGACAAAGTGGAATTTTAGGAACAATTTCCACAGAATTAGAACTTTATCCTTATTTAGGTGAAGGAGCAAGGTTTAGAGAAGTTATGAACAGCCTAAAAGAATTTCAGTGGGGAGAAGTATGGAAAAACTTTAGAGATTGGATTGAATATCTCAATGCTGTCAGAGAAGCAACCCCAAGAGTAGCCTCAATTATTGATAATCTAGTAAGGGTTGAAAAGGGAGAAACTCCAATTTTCAGGGGAGCTCCAGAATATATCAAAAAATTGGCTCGAGACAAAGAATTTTGGTTAGATGCTATTATTGATTATGGAAACTGGATACATGTGGATTACTCGATAAGGCCCCAAGCTTTTAGAAAATGGTTTGGAGAATTTCTCTTTCCATTTAGCTATTGGTATGTAGCAAGATTAGATAGTTATGCTCGTTATATTACTACAAAAGAAGGAGCATTAATTATTCCAGCAATGCTTGGAGGAATGTATGCTGCAACTTATGTTTGGAACCACAGAAATGAACAAATATCTCAAATTTATGATAATTTACCTCCATTTTATAAATATGGAGCAATTACTATAATTGCTGGTATTGATGAAAAGAAAGGAATTCCTATAATTTTTAGGATTGTTCATCCTTTTCATACTGCTATTGATTTGATTGGTTGGAGCCATTGGATAAGAGTTTTTGATGATTTCAAAAATGGAAGATTAGATGCTGAAGGAGCAGCAAAAAAACTTATTTTTGGAGAAGGAGCCCACATTACTGGTAAGGTTCTATCAATGCTTAACCCTGTAATTCAGGCTTTTATTTCCATTCAAGCAAATAAAGACTTCTTTACTGGTAAGCAAATAGTTCCTGAACAACTCAAGGGAACAAGTTATGAAGCAGAAATTCAAATGAGATATTTAGCGGAAAGAACATTTTTGTCTCCTATTTTGCCATTAATGCAGGCAGAAGGTTATGAGATGATGACAGATATTTTAGAAGAATACGGATATACAAATCCTAAAGGCTGGATTAATGCTTTGTTTGAAGTAGGAAAAGCATTCGTAAAAGAGCAAGCTGATGTTCGTGGCACATTAATGGCAACAAGATATCTTGAGCCTGGAGTTTTCTTAAATTCTGCTATTTACAGAGAGGCAAAAGAACTTACAGAAGCCGAAAATGAGATTTTTGAAAGAATTGGAAGGGCAATAGTTAAAGATGATTGGGAAACCGTATGGAAGATTATTAAAGAAGCTGAAACTACTCCTAATTACCCTACAACTCCCTCGAGAATAGCTCAATATCTCGATAGAACATCAACAAAATTAAGGTATTTAGAAGCAAAAGCAAAAAAAATTAAAGACAAAGAGAAAAGGGAAGAAATTTTAAGAAGGATAAATGAGTTAAAGATACAAGATTATCTCTTGAGAAGGAGCGAAAAAACAAAAAGGTCATACTTAATTGAAAGATGGAATTCTTTATACGAAGTATTATCTCACCCTGATTTGGAAGAATAATGGAAATTGAAACACAAACAAAACAACAAATAAATCTCAGATTGTTAAATCCAGAACCAATCTTTGTCTTATTTACATATGATGGGCATGGATTACCTGTCGCTTTTAGATTACAAGAAGAAGGCTACAAGGTCTATGTAGGGCAATTTTATCATTTGGAGGGTAAAGGAGAAGAAGAAAAGGAAAAGGAACAAAGGATGTCTCTTTATGATGGTTTGTTAGATAAAAAAAGTGGTAAAGAATTATTTAATGCTCTGCTTAAAGTCAAAAACAAAGATAGATACTTTATAATTTTTGACTTTCCTTTTATGTGGCAATATGCTGAAGAATTAAGAAAGGCAGGCTTTAGGGGACTATTACCTCACAAAGAAGACTGGGAATTAGAAGAAGATAGGGAAAAATCGCAAAAATTAGTTGAAGAAAGGTATGAAATATTTTCAAAGAAAGAACATTATGAGTTCCAAACTATAGAAGAGGCAAAAAAATTTTTAGAAGCAACCGACAAATGCTGGGTTTTAAAAGGTAATCATCCAGATGCCCCAACTATTGTCCCTATTTCTGATGAACCCGAAATAGCAAAATTGGAGATTATCAATGCTTTGGAAATGAATAAAAAACTTTATGAAGCAGAAGGCTTTGATTTACAAGAAAAGTTAACTGATATATTAGAATTTACGCCAGAAGCAATCAGTTTCAACAAAATTGTAAGAGGGATGAATATTGACATTGAAATTAAAAATTATGCTCCTGGAAACAGAGGATATGGAGGGCAGACTGGAGCAACAGCAGACGTTATTTTTTGGCTTACCAAAGAAGAGGGGGAAAGAATTTATGATGCTTTTCTTAGGCCTTTAGAAAAAGAAATGCTGAGAGAAAATGAATTAACTATATGGGATGCTGGAACTATTTATGATAAAAAGAAAAAAGGCTTCTTTTTTACTGAGTATTGTATAAGACCTGGCTATAACGCTTTATTTACCGAACTTTCTACCCTTCCTTCTGTTGGCTATTATTTTGAAAAACTTTTGAGGGGAGAAGATATTTATGACCCCAAAGAATGTAAAAGATTTGGAGCTTCATTTAGAATTTTTAGAGTAGCAGTATTTGGGCAACCTAGAGATAAAATTAAATCAGAAGATATTATTTTGCCAGAAGGATTTGACAAAGATATTTGGTTATGGGACGTCAAAAAGACTTCTAAAGGATTAGAAACTGCCAATTATGACTATAATGTAGCAGTGGTTACGGGAGCAGGAGAAACATTAGAAGAAGCCTTTCAAAAAGCATTTGAAAATACAAAGAAAATTGTTTTTAATGGTTTTCATTGGCAATTAGATATGGTTTTAAATAGAAGTTACAAAAACAATATTCCCGAAAGATTTGAATTTGTGAAAGAATATTTTGGTTTAGGAAATCTTAATTTTAGCTCTAACGAAGAAAAATCTTTTTCTGCTTTAGACGAATTTTTGCTAAAATTAAAGAAAATATTGGAGAAAGAATAAATAATTTGTAAAATTTAAATAATGTGGAAATTTTTCAAAAGATTTTTGAGAAAAGAGCAATTTGGTTATGGATGGGTTGGAGATGAAAGAGAACAACTTGACGAAAGAAATTATCACACAGAAGAAATCTTTAAATCATATCCATCTCCTAATTGGATTGAGAAAAAACCATCAGAATGGAGAAAATTTGAACCAATTAGAAACCAATCAACATCGGGAAGTTGCGTTGCTCATTCACTTGCTCTTGCTCTTGGGATAGAAAACTATTTAGAAGAGGGGAAATTTGAGATTTTATCTGCAAGATTTATTTATTCTCGTGGATATGTTGAACCAGATGGAGGAATGTATTATCTACAGGCTTTAGAAATTGCCAGAAAAGAAGGAACCTGTTTAGAACAGCAGATGCCATCTATAGGATTAAATGAAAACGCAATGAGAAGGAGAGATGATGAAACTCCTAATGTTAGATGGGTAGCACAAATTTATAAGGCAAATTCTTATGTTTTTCTTCCACTCGATATTGATGTAATTGCTGGGATAATAGAGCAAACAAAAAAGGGAATTCTTTTAGGGGTGAGATTTAATCAAGGAGGATTTTCTAAACCTGAAGTAGTTTTGGATAAAAACGGAATATTCGGACATGCTATTTGTTTCCATCCAGATACATTAATTCTCACAAAGAATGGTTATAAAAAAATAACTGAAATTAAAGCAGGTGATTATGTTTTAACGCACAAAGGAAGATGGCAAAGGGTTAGTAGGGTTTTAGAAAGAGATTATGAGGGTTATTTATTTAAAATATATGCCAAGAATCAAATAAGACCCATTTTAGCAACCCCAGAACATCCTTTTTATGTTATAAATGGTTCTCAATATGTAAGAAAGGATTATGCTATCTCAAGGGGATTTATGTGGAAAAAAGCCGAAGATTTGAAAATAAAAGACTTTTTGTTGGCAAATTTTACTTCTCCAATAACCCAATTAGATAGAAATTATGCTTTATTTGATGAAGATATTGCTTATTTAGTAGGTCTTTATTTGGCAGATGGTAATCTGAAAAGGAATTTTGTGAACGGAAAGTATTATAAAGGATTTGCTGCTGTTAGATTTTCTTTAAATAGAGAAAAAGATAGTAAAATAATAGAGAAGGTTGTTCGAATAATGAAAAGTAAATTTAATTTAGAACCCAAATTTTATTATTCCCCAAGGAATAAAGCAGTTCAGGTTATTTTTTATAGCACAAAAATAGCGAATTGGTTTGCTAAAATTGCTGGAAGGCCCAACAAAAAAAGATTAGATTATAGAATTATTTTTAACTCACCTAAAGATGTCCTAAGGTCATTATTAGAAGGATGGATAGATGGAGATGGTTCCATTCAAATAGGAAATAAAAATCAAAATATTTATTGGAGACTTTTTACTTCAGATGAAAAATTAGCATTACAGATACAACTTATTTTGCAAAAACTAAATATGGTTTATAGTGTCTTTCATAGAAAACCAGCCCATAACATAACGAGAAGAATTAAAAGTAGTGGAGGATTCGATTTTCTCATTTCCCCATATGCCAATAAAATAAAAACGAGGAACTTTTATCACAAAATAGGTGAATTAAAAAGAATAAAAAAGATAGAAAAAATAAAATATGTCGGAAAAGTTTTCAATTTGGAAGTTGAAAATGATAATTCTTATATGGCAGAAAATGTTGCGGTACATAACTGTGCAACTGATTATACTCTTTACAATGGCAAAAAAGCATTAATTTTTCAAAATTCTTGGGGAAGAGATGATTGGGGTATTAATGGATTAGGAATTATCAACGAAGAACAATTTAAAAATGGAGTTGTTTTGGGAGTTTATCTTGTTGATTTCAAATACGAACCTCAAAAGATTAATAAACCAAAGATGTTTATAAATGCTAATTATCTCAATGTAGGAGATAGAGGATCAGAAGTAGTAAAACTTCAAATTGGTCTTCAATGGTTAGGATATTTTCCTGCTAATCAAGAGTGTACGGGCTATTATGGAGGCATTACCCGTCAAGCCGTTAGAGATTTTCAAAAAAATTATGGGTTATTAGTAACTGGAACAGCAGATTTGAATACGATTAAAAAATTTAATGAAATTTTTGGTCGATAATTAAAAAATTTTAGAAAAATGGTAGATACAGAATACCTTTTTGAAGAAGATGTAAATCTTGAAGAAAAACCCGTTGAGACTGAAGAAGAAGAATTAGAAGAAGAAAGAGAAAGCGAAGAAGAAGAATTTAGCGAAATGGATTTTCAATTTTAAAAGGTCGTTGATTAAAAAAATCTAAAAAATGGAAGGAAGCTGGGTATTAACTGCAAACCAACTTTTAAGTTTTCATTTCGTTGTCCTTTTAGTTATGGGAATGACAGAAGTAGTTAAAAGAATTTTAAGTAAGAGAATACAGAATTTTAATGATTATGCCCCATTAGTTTCGGTTTTTTGGGGAGTTAGTTTGGCTCTTTGGTCTTATTTTTACGGCTATATTGAAAATCCTTTATTGGCTTTTGCCTCTGGTGTTTTTATTGGTCTTTATACAAGTGGACTTTGGGATTTAGGCAAAAGAAGCCTTTATAACGGAGTTTTAGGTCGAATTAAGAAGTAATTAAGAAATGGCAAGAAGAGCAAGAAGTTCCGCAAGAAGGGGTAAAAAAGCTTCAAGGTAAACCCCTAACTAATCATAAAATAAACCCCCTGGAGGAGAAAACTTCCAGGGGGTTTTTTAATGGTTTAAAAAACTTCGATTTTTATAGGGTTTTTACATTCGATTTAACATAAAAGTTTAGAAATTTTGCCACCAGACAAAAGATTTTTTAAGGGCTAGTATTACAATACCTCCAAGAAAAAATCTTTTGTCTCACGCGATTTTAGAGGGGGTTTATTTGGCAAAAACAGCAAAAATTGTATAAGGGTTAAAAACATAGTAAAAAACGTTTATTTTCCTTCCAATTTTTGAATGGAAAAAGTTATTTTCTTGTGGTAAAATACTTAATTTTTTTAGTATATTTTCTAGAATTTTACGAGTATCTAATTTCGATGATTTTTTGTATGATTTTGCTTGTATGAAAATAGTCATTATTTCGTCACCAAGTTTTTTGAAGGCTATAATATCGAATAATCCGTGAGAACCAGCAGAACGTATCGTTTGAAACCCACTTTTACTCAATATTTTGTTAATTTGGTATTCAAAGTTTCTCCCTTTTATGTATTTCTTATTCATTTTTTAGAAAATTATCTACGACTTCTTTAATTTCGTCTATTTTCCAATCAATTTTTGCCATAAGTCTCATTGCCCGATTTTTGAGATATGTGAATAAATCCTTGTCTGCTCCCATTGATAAACATTCAAAGCATATGAAGTCTTTTTGTGGTTTTTCAGTTGAAAACTCACTTTTACAAAACTTACAAATATTTTTCATTTTTCATTTTTAATTGATTAATTTCCGACCTATTTAAATTTTTAAAAAGTTTTTCAAAATTTTTTAAAAATTTGACATTTTCAAAAAATATAGATTTTAAAAGGATTTTTTAACTTGAATTAACAAGTTATTAACAGAAAAAGGGGAGGACAGAGCCTCCCCTACGATGCCTTCAGGTTGATTAGCCTGGAAAGCAGAGTCATTGTCGGGAAAGCCAGCTCGGAGTTGATTGCTAAAACGATTGGCTCATTGTCGATTACTGCAAAGATGGGGCCCCCTGAAACTCCGAACCAGCCAAACCCGATAGTATAGATACAGCTGTTGTCGAGATACACGGGAAGCGCTTCCCAGGTCAAGCCAAAGATGCCTTGAGGACATCCAAAGGAGTAGATGGGATTTTCGGAGATGATTTTCTTGATTTCATTGACGTTGTCGATGATTACCTTTGCTGGCTTTAAGCCTGGGAAGGTTAGCTGCGGAGCTTCGAAGACAGCAAGGTCAAGAGCCTTAAAGCAGATTGCTTCTCGAAGCTGGATGGTGAAACCAACGAACTCGTTGATGCAGAAGTCAGCATAGATGTTTTTGATGTCACCTTCAAGGTTATGAGCGGCAGTCAGAAGCCCGATTGTAGTAAGGCATCCCCCTCCAACTGCGTATTCTTTTTCAGTTTCAACGATGACAGAACAGACGAAACTGCGGACAAGTGGAGGGATGAACTGATATGCCTTGATAGGAGGAGCAGCCTTAAACTGCTTTCGGCGCTTCTGACGCTTATTGATACGGAAGATAGGCTTGATAGTTTGGGAGAACATAGCACACCTCCTTTCATTTCGTCAGAAAGATTTTGCGGATGAAGGAGATACCACGCTTTGGATGAACTCCGAGAAGGACCTGACACACTGAAGATGTTAGGCCGAGACGTTGCTTGCTCCAATCATCGTCGGAAAGGAAGGTTCCGTTGATAACGATGGTTTTCCCTCCCCAATCAAGAACGGAGAAGGAGTGGAAGTGACCAATGCATGCGAAGTCGAAATCTTCGATGGAGTTTTGCCAGCGCATCACTCGAGTGGTGATACCATACCAGGGGATTTGATAGTGCATTCGGATAGTATCTCCGTGAACGAGGAGGAACTTCCATCGATAGACTTTAGCGATTTGATAGAAGGTTTCTGCGATGTGGAACTTGATACGCTTCTCACGGGAGAACGAAGCACGAAGGAAGTGGTAGATGATGTCGTCAATGTTGGTGGTAGTTGCGTGTAGCTTCGAGAACTGGCCGTGGTTTCCACGAACGCAATAAACCTCGACTTTCTCGAAGTTTCGTAGCATCTCGACGAAGAAGCCTTGTAGGACGGGGATGGCGTATTGGAAGACTTGTTCGTGGACCACTACATCCAGCTCATCGATAGACAGGAAGCGAGCCACCTCCTCGTTATGGACCAAATCCCCCAGCAAAAAGACAACCAACTTCTTGACTGGGTGGGACCGACGATGAAGAGCAAGAACTTTGAGAACGTTACGGGTCAAGCGGGAGAACCGCTCCTCGAATACGGAGGTGTTGTAAGTCGAAGTCTTGATACCAACTTGAAAGTCGCTCAAAAGCAGGACGAAAACTTCCTCATCCCCCTTTCCATATTTTGCTTGCTTAAGTGATACAGGGGAGATACGAGGAACGATTTCGTCCGCAAGATTGATTAACTCCGCAGCCAACTGCGAGATGATTTTTTCCTTCCGCATTTTCTCATCTCCTTACTATTTTAGGGTTCTTGAAAAAAATTTTATTAAAGTTTTCTGAAAAGTCAAATGGTTGATGTTAATTTCTTACCATTTAGAATTGAATGGACGATAAATTTTTGGTTTTTGCCATCTATATTTTTTCTTTAAAGAAATAACTTCAGATATTAATTTCTTGTAGTTATAGAGAAATTTTGTGGGTTCAACAAGTGCTTTCCCTGCTTTGAATTTTTTAACTTCTTCTAAAAGTTCTTTATTTGCGTCAAAAATAAAAGTGATTATTTCGTCGTCAATAAAAGATAACTCTTTATAGTTAAACCCACAGGAAACAAGATAAGCTGCTTCTGGGGTATCATTTGTTTGGTAGATTTGGTTGTTCATTTTTTATTGATTTTCTTCCAGCAGTTATACCATAATTGTTTTGCTTTTTCTGGCTCATTTTTTAATATTTGAATTGCTAGATATTTGTTGACTTTTTTGTCCCATATAATGGTAGCGACATAATTCCAGCTTGCGTTCTTTCCAATTACTCCGTATTTTTCGGCATATTCCCTAAATGTTTCAATTTTCCATTGGAGACAACCGAGACTTGCCGACCCACCATCAAAAGGGACAATTGCCAGACAATTATCCGAACTTTCGCACATTATCAATTTCTCTGCCAATTCGCTATAATAACTTTCATCCTGTTTTTCTATAATAAACAACTGGACTAATGAACTTTTCACTTTTTTGATATTATTTTTTACAAGCCATATCGATGTTGTTAAGACCAAGACTGCCAAAAATATAAGCAAAATCTTGGCTTTTTTAGACGGCGAGGTTTTCATTTTTAAGGATTGACCTTAATGCCGACTTTTTTAATTTTAACATTGGTTTTTAATTTTCGCTTGAAAGGTTGGGGTTGATATATAATTCTGGCTCGCTCACCTCATCGGGGTTTCTGGTAAAATTTGGCTCGCTATTTACTTAAGGGTTACTTGAAATTAATGGCTCGCTTGTTTGATAAGGTTTTCTACCTTCGTTTGGCTAAAAATTTTATTCCACAATCATATCTTCCATCTGATGTTTTAAAACATCAACTACATAAGGCTTTGATACTGGTAATCCTTCTAATTCTCTCCATTTGACATATAAATCAACAAGAAATCTTTTCACCATATATCTTTTTGCCCTCATATCAATGTGTCCTTTTGTAAATTCAGGATGTTTTTCTTGTTCGTATGCTTTTCTTACTTCATAAACCTTTCTATACGGAGATTTCGACTTGATAAAACAATCGGCAATTTTCCAAGCAATTGTCTTTGCCAAAGGATTATAATTTACCCTTTCTCCCCTTTTTCTTTTTTGATTAGGCGCTAATCCAAAATAACTCCAGATATTTGAGGGGTGTTTTGCTTTTTTAATATCAATTAAGGCAATTAGAGCACATCCTAAAACTTCACCAATTCCCTTGACTTTTTTCAACCATTCTTCCCATATAGGAACTCCTTTTAGGCTGTTTTTCAGGTATTTTTTTATCTCTTTTTCAATCCCCAAAATTCTCTTGTAGAAATGATTAATGGGGGCATCAGGATTTTTCTGTTGATTAAGGGCAAAAATTTGGTTACCCATAGCAATCCTGTGTTTTTGAATTCTGTAATAGTGTCCTATGAGATATTTGATTTCTCTTTTTCTAATTTCTGTCCATTCAACTTTTTCTATTTTCTTTTTCATTTTCGATAATTAATTTTTAATTTTTCTGCGACCATTTGGATATGTTTGCAATAACCATTTGTTAAATTACCCAAACAATCGCAAGATATCTTATTTCTTTTCAAATCAACAATAACGATGTAGTAAAAATCATTAGGAAGACCTAATTCTAATTTAGATTTTTCAGAAGGAACAACCTTAAAATACCTAAAATTCTTATCATTCCAATCTTTAAGTTCAACAATTTTTTCATTTTCTTCGTCGTTATTTTCTGGATTATAATCATCGTCTCCGCTTAAAACTTTCCACCAAGGCATTCCATATTCTTTTTCAACTTCTTCTCTGGCTTCGTAATCAACAGCAATTTCCCAATCGAGTATCCATTTGTCAATCAAATCATCAGTGACATCCATAACTTCGTCTATAAAGTCATAGATTTTTTCGAATTTTTCATCTTTCATTTTTCATTTTTGTTTTTTAATTCTGACCTTTCTTTTTTTTCTTTGATGTTTTGAAAGTAAAGTTCGTCAAATTCTTCATCCCATAGTTTGTATTCGTAGTAAAGTTTTTTAAGCCATTTTTTGATGAGCCTTTCAATTTCATCGTCAGGAAGACCAAGCTCTGCTTGAAGTCTAGCCCATTCTTGCGCTTGATTGAAAATTGATGTTTTGATAACTTGTCTTTCCTTCGAATAATGGAGTTTTTGAATTTGCTGCTCCTTTCTTTTTGCTCTTTCTTCTATTTGTTCCCAAGAATATTGGTTATCCATTTGAAGTTTTCCTTTTTAATTAAGTTGACGTTGTTTATTATTTCTTCTAAACATTTTTCACAAACTTCATAATCAGAGCAAGCAAGGGATATTCTTTTTAGCGTTTTGACTTCTTTCCCACATAAATCACATAAAAAAACTATCTCCAAATTTCTAATTTCCTTAACTACATACTCTTTTAAAAATTCATTATCAGGAATATCGTCTTCGTAGAATTTTCTCAAATAGTCATAAACAATTTTTTCTTTCATTAAATCTTGAGTAACATCTACATAAACAACGTCTTCTCTTTCTTTTTCGGGGGTTGGTTTCCAAATTATTAAAATTTTTGATTTTAACATTTTTTCATTTTTAATGTTTAATTTTGACCTATTGATTATTCTTCAACGAAAACTTTAAAAAGTTGATATTCAACATTGTTTTTGTTTAGACCTACACCGTGATACTCAATCTTAACTTTTTTGTTAAGACAAATAGAGAGGTTTTTGTTGAAGATTTTGTCTAGGACGGTATTACCCATAATTCCTATAATTTCTCCATTTTCGTTTTCAAAAAGATACATATTTCTGTTTTTATACTTTCCCCTATTAGGTATAACTTTTCTAAGAATGCCTTCAAAGGAGTCTCCAACATTTTTAGGTCTCCAAAATTCCTTAATTGGTTTTCTCTCTTCGTCAAAACCAGAAATTTCCTTATAGGCCATTTTTTTTGTTCTTCTTTAATAACGACTCTGTTTTAAGTTGCCAATGTTTTTTTCTTTCTTCTACGACCCTTTTAAAGTCTTCAAAGTTGTAAAGTTTGTCTTTTATGTTTCTTTTTTGAAATCTAATTTCGTTGATATACCTTCTAGCAAACCATTTTGCTTGATTTTTAGTAATGTTTAGCCTTTTAGCAATTTCAAACAAACCAAGATAAGTTTCGTTTCCCATTATTTTGTCTTTTTTAATTATCGACCTTGAATTCTTAACTTCAACACCATTATAACATACTGAATGGTTGATTGTCAAGAGTGTTGATGTTGATAAATTGTGGCTTAAACTTTCATTGAAACTATAATGAAATTTTAATGATTGCAATTAAAGGTTAACAATTACACAACCCCTACCCCCTCCTGAGACACAAGAAAAATTGTGTAATTGATGGCAAAAACCTCGAAAAATCGAGCAAAAATAATAACATCACAACAATTGCACTCTACGAGAACAATTACACAGTGTAATTATTATGGTGTTATTATTTTTTCCTTATTTTTCCTATATTTTTTCTATCAATTACATAATTTTTCAATTGTATCTAGGAACTGCAAGAGTGAAATTGTCTTTTGTCAAGTACTAGCCAAATCTTGACATTTTCTTTCAAAACGTTTATAATGTTATCATAATGAATACAACTTTGCTTTTTGGAAAGCAATTCCTAGTGGATTTGTATGTTTATGGGGGTTTTGATTTAGAGGATATCGAGACAATAGGTTCTAAGTTTCTGTCAGAAGAAGACTTAGCCGAAGTTCTTAATTACATAAAGATTTTGGACGAAGAATACAAGAAATGGAAGGAAGAAAATAGGGATTTTGAAAAGAAAAACGATGTTCAGGTTATGGTTGAATTCTTTCCTGACTTAATGAACAATCCCGAATATATTCTTGAATCACTACGAGAAAACTTAAAAAATTTCATCAAAGAAAAGGAGGCTTTAGATGTTTTTCTTTGGGAAAACATTAAAAAATTGGAGGAAGCAAGAGAAAAAGGCCTTCCTATTTGGCACGAATTCTCAAAAAGATACAACTTTTTGATTGAAAGAATTGAAACTTTATCATCTCTTATCGAATTTTTAGAAACTTACAAAAAAATACCTGAAAAAACAGATTTCACTGAAGAAAGAGAAAATTTCAAAAATAAGGTCAGAAAAGTTTTATTACTCGATATTGAGAGGGTTGTTGAAGACGAATTTGGGGTAAAAATACCCTCTAAAGAACCAGCATTAATAAAATGCCAATTGCCAGGCCACAATGATACAAATCCTTCTTTTGCTGTCTATAGGAAGACTAACTCTTTCTATTGTTTTGGCTGTCAAAGAGGAGGTAATGTAGTTAACTTCATTAAAAACCTCTATAAAATGGATTTTTACGAAGCCGTTAATTATCTTTACAACAAATATGTCTGATTTCAGAAGATTAGAAGACATAGCAAAAAGTCCAATAGAAAAAGCCAAAGAAGTCGATGAAATTGTTGAAAAATTTTTAAATGCTGAAGAGTTAAAGAGACTTTCTTTTAATCCAGAGGAGAAATTTATTGTCGAAAACATAATTGCCAGGAATGGTATAAATCTTTTTTCAGGTTTTTATGCTTCAGGAAAAACAACCTTACTTCTTTATTTTTGCAAACTTATTTTGGAAGGCCAATTTTATCATTTCAGGGTTTTCCCTGGCAATTACAAGATTTGCTATTTAGGAGAAGACCCTAAAGAAGTTATAGGCGAAAAATTGAAACTTTTGAACTTTCAGAATGAAAATTTCTATTATGGCAATGAAACGATATTTTTAGATGATGATATCCAAATAGCACAACTATCCTATCTTCTAAAAAAACGAGGTTTTAACATTTTAGTCGTTGACCCACTAAGAAAATTTTTCAAAGGCGATGAAAACAAATCTTCTGATATCAGACGCTTAACCGAAAACATTAGGAAATACTTTAGTAATCAAGGAATAACTTTCATTTTCACCCATCATTGGAGTAAAGGCTCAACTTACGAAAACAATGAGAAAGAAATTTTCAAAAAACCTAAATCTCTTTATTCTCGAGGTTCTTCAGATATTGGGGCTTCTGCTGATATGGTCTATACCATTATCAGAATTATGGGCAAAGATGGTTTTGAAATTATGTTAAGCCAAGACAAAAACAGATTTGGCCCAGAAATCAAAAATCTAAAGTTTGATTTTACAGATTGGGAAAACATAACCTGTATAGACTACTCCATTTCACAAACACTTAAAGAAAAGTTCAAAAAAGAATTTGAGTCAGCAATTAAAAATGAAGATGATTTTGCTTTATCAAGAGAAGAGGCTCTTCAACTTGCAAAAAGTTTAGGTTTGTCCTTAACCTTGTTCCAAGTTGTTATTCGTGAATACAAAGAGGAAGGTAAAATAAGGTCAGAAAAGAAAGGCAAATATGTTACCTATAGATGGATTGGGGAAATCTAAAAACAATGTATAAATCATTAGTTGATTGGAAAAACTTACTCAAAAATTTCAGAATTTACAAAGTTATTCTTAAGGAGGTTGAGCCGTCAAATGAAACGAAAGAATTTAGAAGAAAAATTTATGAGCCGATGTGGGACAATATTTCACCTGAAATTAAAAAAAGATATGGTTGGAAAGACAAAGAAGAATTTTTAAGTGAAATTATCAACAAAAAACACATAATTTTTTACTACACGAGAGATGGAAGATTGAGGTGCACCTGTTTAGGTTATAAATCAGCAAGAAAAGTTGGTAAAGTTTGTCATCATTTGTATGAGTTTTACAAAGAAATGGGAGCAGATGATGAAACTTTAGAAAAAATTATGCCTAACAAATTAAAGGTCGTATTAAAAAAGAACATTAAAAATGGAATTTAATTTTTCTCATTTGAAAGGTAATTTAGATTATTTGCCAGTATATTTAGTGTAGTATAAAGTAGGAGATGAGAAAGGATATTTTTATGTTGTTGCTCCATTTGGCGAAGACGCAAGAGCAGAATATCTTGCTTCAGAAATTTTGAAAAATAAGTTTTATGGTATGAAAAATGTTTATTATAATTATCGCCTTGTAAGAGTTAATGATAAATTTATTTGTGATTTTTGTGGAAAAAAATTTCATTATTTTAAGGTTAAATATAAAACAAAGGTTGTTTCTAATTATGTTTTGGCTTGGATTAATCAGGAAAAAGAAGATAAAACTTTTTTAATAGTCTGTAAAAAATGTGGGATTATTTTAAATGGTTTGATTAAATTGTTTAAAGAAACTTGGGATCCTAAACAATTTAGAGAAATAATTAAAAAATTAAAAAACTTTAATGTCAAATCAGGAAAAAACAATTAAAATTTGGATAGATGGAGGTTCAAGTGGAAATCCTGGCAAAGGAGCAATTGCTTTTGTTATCGAATGGGACGATAAAAGAAAGATATCTGCTCTGACTTTAGGGAAAAAAGTTACCAATAATGAAGCAGAATATGAAGCTTTATTAGCGTCTTTAGGTTGGATTTATGGTTTTTACCTTATTGAACCTTCTCAATATCACTTAGTTATTTATAGCGATAGTCAATTAGTTGTAAATCAAGTGAATGGTCTTTGGCAAGTTGAAAAAGAAGAGTTTAAAAAATGGCTAAAAGAATTAAGAAATTTCTTGTCTAGTTTTAAATCTTGGGAAATTAAATGGATACCAAAAGAGAAAAACAAAATTTGCGATAGTTTAGTTAAACTTGTTCTCTATAAGAAACTTTGATTGTTGAACTGCTCTAATTTAAACTGATCTAATTTAGAGCATTTTTGAAATTGTTTTCAAAAATTAAGTTTGAAAGGTTGAAGTTGAAATTTCTTTAATGTTTTGATATAATTGGTTTAGAAAAATTAAAAGGTCGATAATTAAAAATTAAACGAAAAATGAGAAAAAAAGATTATAAAGAAATTCTTTTAAATAATGGTTATATTAATTTTGAAGTTGTGAAGAACTTTTTAAGAGAAGGTTGTATAGCTGATTATGAGGTTATTAGTGAGATTTTTAATGGCGGTATGAGCGATTATGAATATCAAGAATTACAAGAGGCTTTAGATGAAATTGAAAGTGGTTATTTAGAAGAGGATGAAGAAGATTATTAAAATTTTAAGGTCATTATTAACAATTAAAAATTAAAAATGAACTATCCAGCAAAAGTTAATGAAAAAGATGAATTTAGAAGGCTAAAAGCAAAAAAGGTTGAAAAATGGGGAAATGATTATTTTATTTGTCCTCATTGTGGTAAAAGGTCTTATGGCGTTATTGATGTTTATACTACTGCTTATTTATGGAATTTTAATGTTAAAACTGGAGAAACTTGGGATGCTGGTGATATTGAAATAAATAGCGAAATAGATGGTTTTTATTGTTCTGAATGTCTTTCTAAAGTTGATTTACCAGATGAAATTAAAAATTTATTTTAATGTCGGTTATTAAAAAATTAAAAATTAAGAATGAAAAAACTTTATTTAGTAATGGCAAGAGTTATCAAAAATGCTCCTTATTATGTTTTTTTAGTTATGGCTAAAAACAGCGAAGAGGCTTTTAAAAAAGCAAAAAAGATAACTGAAGATGATTTTGGTTTTTGTAATGGTGTGTGGGTTGATGAAGTAAAAACATTAAAAGATATTAGAAAAATTTTGTGTGTTAATTGTGGTCGTTAATTAAAAATGAAAAATGAAAAATGGCTACTTGTAATTTTTATAAGAAAAATGCTTCATTTTATTATGTTTTTATCGGTCAAACTGAAATTGAATATGAGTATTTTTATTTAAATTTAGGGTCGGAATTAGAAAAAATTGGTTATGTCTTCTCTGATAAACAGGGATGGCGAGAGTGGATTGAAAAAGATGCTTTTGTAATAGCAAGAAAAGATATTGGTTTTTATTATGGTAAAGATAAAATAGGGTGGGGTTCTTTAAGAATATATGTTATTGTTAGAATTGGTTATTATGAAGGGATAAATTTAGATTGGGATTGGGATTTTATTTTAGAAGATGGAAGTTATTTTAAGAGTGGAGAACTAACAGATAAAGATATTAAAGATTATGGTTGTTATTTAAAAGATGGTTTTGTGTATGAGGGTAATACTGATAAACATCCAGTAGATTATTATATAGGTAAGTATCTTGTTAAAAATTGTTCTAAAGTATATGATGAGATTATGAAAATCGTAGATAAAGAAACTAAAAAATTAGAAAAAATATTTGGAGAAATTGTAGATGTTTATCAATTAGATGGTATTTTTTCTAATGGTGAGGCTATTTATAGTAAGGTCGTAAAAAATGAATGATATCATAATTTATCTTTTATCAATTTTTTTCTTTGCTTTGCTCTCTAAAATTTTCTTTGATTGAACTGAACTAAATTAAACTGAACTAATTTAGAAGTAAAGCTTCAGGATTAAATTTTTATGTTTTGAAGTGTGGATTGACGGGTTGGTGGGTTGTATGGTATAATGTGAGTAGGGTTTAAAAAATTTATGTTGAAGAGAAAGGACACTAAAAGAATTAGGGAGGCAGGGGTGGGGTCTCTTTCAAGGTCGAAAATTAAAAAATGAGGGCCAATATGAACTTTGAAGATTTATTAATTGTCGGGCTGGTGTTGTTGTGGCTTTGGTGGCTCTCAAAATAAAAAAATGCTTAAAAGTGTTTTATTTTTGGGCTTCCTTGTTGTTTCTGGCTTTATCTTCAGCTTACTTTTAAATTATGCTATTGAAAAATGCTTAGAAATTTTTGGCACTCCTTTTTGTTAAGGTCAATAATTAAAAATTAAAAATTAAAAAATGAAAAGAGATTTAAACATCACAAAAGACGAATTTTTGAAGGCTAAAAATTATATCTTCACGATTGCGAATATTACAGGGAACGGAATAACGGGCTGGAATTTTTACTTGTTAGGCGAGGATGGGACAATAAAAAAAGTAGTTGGAGGGTCTGCTTGGAATGAAAAAAAGGATATTATCACGAGGCTGGTTGGAGTACTGATAGAAAACTGGAGATTTTACTTTCTATAGCTGATGATTTGGGTCTTAATTTTTCACGATGTCAATCAATCAAAAATAACATTTTTATAAGGTCAATTATTAACTTTTAAAGGGCTCGGGCTTAACGGCTCGGGCTCTTTTTTTAACAATCAAAAAAAAAGTAAGGTTAAGGGTGAGTTTAAAAACTACCAAATAGGGTTATGCACCAGAAATAAGGGGTATATACTCCAAAATAAGTGTTATATACTCCAAAAATAAGGGTTATATACTCCCCCAAGATTTAAAAGTCTTTTAAATTTTCAAAGCTCAAAAATTGCGATTTTTTAGTTGTTTTTTCGTTTTTAAAGTTCGTAAAATAATCATTTTGCGAACTTTGCGGGTTTTTATGGGTTAAAGGCTGTTTTTTATGGGTTTTGGCTCTTAATTTTTGCAGTTATGAGGTTAAAAAAGATCGAAAAATCGAGAAAAATTTAAGCTTTTATGGTTTAGTTTAGGCTTGTGGTTTTGATTTTCAGCCACAAGGTTTTGCTTTTTGCTCTAATTTTGGGTTT